CCTTGGGGTGATGATGTGCTAACATTCAACCATGATAATGCGGTGAAGTTGCTATCACTCAAGCGGGCGAGTGATACATTTTTGCATTATGTTTATGGGGTTGCGAATAATTATAAGAATTATTTAGCGGCTAATTTGGAGCGTGACATAAAAAACTAATAGACGTTTTTAGGTGGGAATGGGAATGCAGGGCAGATGCTGAAATATTCATCAAAGCTGGCAAACCACTTAAAGGCGATATGGTTCAACCAATCCTTCATGCGTGGCTTGGCGATGTTGTGCAATGCTTTCTCACACTGCATACGCAACGCACACGGGGCGAATATGGCAGTAATCCTATATTAATCACTGATATGCAAGCATGTTTTTCGTTGCTTGAGGTGGATAATAAAAAACAATATTTGCAGATGATTTTAGCGTTGGATAAATATTATTTGCGCTTTGAGCATGAGCAACGTGAAAAAGAGAGAGCAACTAAATGACAGATGCAAGCATTGTTTTAGGTGTTGAAACGGGCGAACTAGAGCGGGGAGTGGCACGGGCGAAGCAATCATTGCAGGGCGTTGATGCGTCAGGCAGGATTGCACAAAATGCGTTGCTTGGCGTTGGTGGAGCGGGACAGAAAGCGGCTCGTGATATGGCTGGTTTTGCCCTGCCCATTAAGGCTGGAGCAATAAATGCGCGTGATTTGCAGGCAAGCATTGCTAAGGCTAATCAGTCCATGGCTGGGTTTGCGTCTGCCACCAACAAAGCAACACAGGATTTGCAGCGTAATATTGTTGCAACGAAAAATGTTCGTCAGGAAGTATCATCGCTTGATGCAACATTTGGCAGGGCAAAAAATGCGGTTTTAGGGTTTGGTGGCGCATTCCTCGGGGCGCAAGGAATTGGTGCGGTTATCAAAGCATCAGATAGTTATGTTTTGATGAGCGCAAGGCTAAAAAATGCGACTGATAGCGCAGAAGAATATAACAAAGTTAGCAATGATTTATTCGCAATAGCGCAAAAAAACCGCACAGAATTAGAGCCTATTGTTGGATTATACGGTAGATTGGAAGGTTCGCTTGATGAGGCAACCAAAGCACAATTTAATTTACTAAAAATCACTGATTTAACCTCGCAGGGCTTGCTTATTTCTGGCTCAAGTGCGGCGGAGGCTAGTGGGACAATTATACAATTAACGCAAGCATTATCGGGTAATTTTTCGGCGGCTGGGCAGGAGATTAACTCCCTTATTGAGCAAGCACCACGCTTGGCGAAAATAATTTCTGAAGAATTGGGCTTAAAGTCCTCCGCAGCAATGAAAAAGTTTGCCGCAGATGGCAATCTTAGCACAGAAATGTTTCTAAAGGCACTTACTAATGCGTCAGAGACAATCGTTAAAGAAGCTGGCAATATTCCGCTTACCGTTGAAGGTTCAATGGTTCGCTTAAGCAACGCATTTACGCAATTTGTGGGGCAAAGTTCAGAAATTGGAGGGGCAACATCAGCCCTTGCTAATACAATATCATTTCTTGCGGATAATATAGATTTGGTGGCGGGTGCTGCAACCATATTAGCAAGTGTGATGGTTGGCAAGCTGGCGCAAAGCATTGCGACATCTATTGCTGGTTTTATTGGCTTGCAAGCGGCAACATTCGCAACCGCTGGCGCAACTGGTGTGTTGAGCGGCGCATGGGCGTTGTTAGCAAGAAACCCCGTGGGGCTTACGATAACAGGGCTTACGGTTGCATATTTGGCGTTGAGTGGTGAGACTGAAGATTTAGCAGCAAAAACCACAGATTTTTCAACAAAAATCGCTCAAGCAAAAGAATTGCACGAGAAGTTGAAAAATAAATCAGATGAGTTGGCTGGTTCATATGCGTATCAGGCTGAAGCGTTGCTTGCTTTAGATGTTCGTGAACGGCAAAACATGGAGACAAAGCTGGCGTTGCTGCAAGCGCAACAGGCAACTCTTAGAAAATCAACAAAACAAGAAGGATTTGGTGCAGCATTTGGGCTTGATTTAAGTGGCGTTGATAAAATATTGGGCATCAAGCCTGAATTAGAAGTAGTCACAAGTCAGATTGTGGCAACAGAACAAGCCTTGATTACCTTAAAGAAAAACTCAAAGGAAGTTGAAGATGCATTAAATACTGGTTCAACGGCGGCTGAAAAAAAACTAAAAGCACAAATTGAAGAAAGGGCGAAAGCAACAGCTGGCGCAACCATTGCAGATAAGGCTCGGGCGGGCGGACTTAGTGCAGCAGAGAAAGCAGCCCGTGATGCAGCACAAGCGCAGGAACGGTTGAACGGGGCAACGGCGGGGAATAAGCAAGCGGCGGAGCAGGCGAAAATGCTTGCTAAAGCGAATGAGAGAGGCGAGGAAGCCTATAAACGTGTATCTCAAGCCCTTGATATTAAGAATAAATTGCAAGAGCAAGGGTTCAAAATTGGCACAAAAGATTATAAGCAAAATGAAGATTTACTAAAAAGCCTAGATAATTCAACTAAAGCGATTGATGCACAAAACAAGGTTCGTGAAGATGCGGCAAAAATTGCAACTGAACAAGCAGAAGCGATGCGCCGCCCGATTGAAAATGCGATGCAAAGCATTCAAGGGACTATATCTGATACATTCGCTGGAGTATTTGATGGCAGTGTCAATAGTGCGGCTGATGCGGCGAATAATATCAAAAAGATATTTATGCGCATGGCGGCGGAACTTGCTACGCTTGAGATTTTGAACGTCACGGGCTTGGCTAATATTTTCAGTGCAAGAAAGGGGGGTTCGCTTGGCAATATCGCTGGAGGCAAGGCTGGTGGGGGCAGTGGCGTTGGTGGCTTGTTGCGTGAAGGTTCATCATTGCTTGGTGCAACCAAAATAGGTGGGGCGATTAATGCGTTTGGCGCAAGTGCATTACCTTCAATATTTGGCACGGGTGCGCCTTTGGCTGGAACGGTTGGCGCAACTCAAGCGGGAGTTTTAGGCGGCGCAGGAATTGGCTTGTCATCAATCGCACTGCCTGTTGCGGGCTTGGCTATTGGTGCGATTGCCTCTAAATTACTCGGCGGTAAGCCTAAGTCAGTTGCGTCAAACTTTGGCGGCAAGGTGAATGCGGGTGGTGAGTTTGACAATTTAGCAATCCGCACCAATGGCAAGGGTGACCCAGAAACGGCGAAGGCTATTTCAAGCGGGGTGAGTGGAATTGCGAAATCACTAATTGCTGCGGGCGTAAATGTTGCAGGGCAAACGGTGCAGGGCGGCGTTGATGCGGGCAAGGGGTTTTTAGGAGTTGGTAACAAGGATTATCTTTCGCTGCGTGATGGCAAAAATGGTGCGATTAACTTTAATCCTAATGGTGGCGAAGCTGCCATCAATGAGGCGTTGGCGAAACTCACATTAACCATGGCGAAAGCATCTGATAGCACTAAGGGGCTGGAGATAAGCCTTGCCAAGGTAACAACGCAAGGGCGAAGTGCTGAACAAGTGATTGGTGATATATCATTTATCACTAATTACAAAAAGTTTGGTGATGAATTGCTGGTTGCGGCGGATAAATCAAGTGAGTTTGAGAAAAGTGTTGCCAATATCCGCACGCAATTTAGCGATGCAACCAAGCGGGCAGAAGGCTTTGCGCTGGCAACTGATGTGCTAGGCGAAAAACTCGCAAAAGTTGAAGCAAAAATACGTCAGGGCTTTAACGAGGATTTAGACGCACAATTAATCAATGAGGGTGGTTCGCTTGGTGGCGTGATTGCGGAGGTGAAACGCTATCAGCAACAGTTGAAAGAGGCGCAATTAATCGGGGCTAACACTGCAGTTGTAGAATTATTGCATCAAGTGAAAATGAGCCAATTAATCAAGACCAATAACGAAGCGCAAATTAATGCGATTACCGAGCGTTCAAGGGTTGAGGTGACGGCGTTGCAGGAGCAAGCCCGTGAGGCTGGTTCGCTGGTTGCGGCGTATAAACGGCTAAGCGAAACATTAAGCGGAGCGATTGATAATATTCGGGTGGGTGATTTATCAAGCCTTGCGCCGAAGCAACGGCTGGAAGAGGCGCAATCACAATTTAGGGGGGCGTTTAACAAGGCAAGTGGCGGTGATATTGAAGCGGGCGGCGCATTACCACAACTGGCGAATACGGTTTTATCGCTTGGCAAAAATTATTTTGCAAGCAGCACAGATTTTGCGCAATTAGAAAGCGGTATTTTGCGTGATTTGCAAGCAGCAGCAGGGTTCGCTATTTCGCAAGTGGATATTCAAACTCGCATATTCAACGCATCAGAAAGCCAAATTAGAGTAACGCAATCAGGGTTTGAGAGCCAAATAACTGTATTACGGGGTGGATTTTTGGGGCTACAGGGGGCGATTGACGCACTAGCAATTAGCCAATTAGCGGCAATGCGTGGTGCAACCGTGACGGGTAGCACCATCACCAGCGATAGGGGTTCGTTCTCAAATGGTAATTTCAATGAGCGCATCATTGCGTTGTTTGGCGCTGGATATTCAAGCGGAGGGGCGCAAATAGCCTCGCAAGTTGAGAATATTTTTGCCCAAGTTTCGCCAAATGTGCAGGCAGGAAACGGCAATAGAAGTAGGTTTTTCGCTGGCAATTCTAGCGCAAATGAGCAGGCGATTATGCTCGCCCGTCAGTTGGGAATACCCGGATTTTTCAAAGGCGGGGAGTTTAGCGGCACGGGGCTTGTTGGTGAAAATGGGGCAGAGTTCATCACCACCAGTAAAACCGCAACCGTCATTCCATATCAAGCAAATGCGGAGGTGGTGAGCCAAATCAGGGCAAGCAATGATAATATGAAGATGATGCTAAATGTGATGCAGGCGGGCTTTAATGGTATGATTGCTGCACAACGAGAAACCACAGACGCTATTGCGGGTAATGGTGAGCGACGCATTAGTGGCAAAAGGAAAGGCGCATGACGGCAATATTTCTCTATGAAATTGAGCATTATAACCCCGTCACAAATGCGGTTGAAACCTTGCGGGTGAGCAATGTTGGCTATATTGAGCCAACACTCGGCTTGAAATATCCGAAGCGCATAAAAAAAGGCGGTTCGGCAAAGTTTGAGACATTCGCTTATTCACGCAATGAGACTTTGGGGCGTTCAAGCGTTGATGATGGCAATATTGAGCTGGTAAATATTGATAGGGAATATGATGATTTGCTGCAACATGATTTTCGCAAGGTAACCATTAGGCGATTGGATAATGCGGCGCAAAATATCAGTGAGGCGTTTATTTTTGCTACAATGGAGGTGGAAGGCGTTGAGATTGGCTGGCAATCATTGCGCTTATCGGTGGTGGATAGAATGCTATTATTCAACCGCCAAGCACAGTTCGCAACATTTGCAGGTAATAATGCAAATGCTTATGAAACTGAAGGCAATGAAGCGATTGCGGGGAGTATCAAGCCCGTGCTGATTGGCAAGGTTGGTTGGTTTGAAGCAATATTGGTTAATCCACAATCATTGTTATATATCGTCAATCATGATAAGGCGGGCGCACCCGAGAGCGTGGCAAGCATTGACGGCGTGAAGGATAGGGGCGTTAATTTAACCTTTTATTCAAATTATTCCACCCTCAACGCCCTGATTACGGCGCAACAAGCGGGAAGCATTCCAGCGGGTAATTATGCCACTTGTTTGAGTGCTGGGGCTTTTGCTTTGGGTTCTTTCCCGAGTGGCGCAATCACCTGTTCGGCAAGCGAAGGGGCAACTGCAGGAGATAGGAGTGTGGTGCAATGCGTCAAGCGATTAATCACCCGCCTCACTGATGTGGTGAGTGGTGATTTTGAAAATGTCACGGCGGTAGATAGCTTGGCAACAGGTGAATGCGGAGTTTATATTGATGGAGGCGATACGCTACTTGAGCAATGTTCGTTTTTGCTTAATTCTGGTGCGGTTTTTCTCACCCCCACCTTAGGCGGCAAGTTTCGCTTTGGTAAATTGCGTGATGTGAGTGGTGAAACGTCAATCAAAACATTCAAAGCCAATAATATATTGCAATCCATTGAGCGCATCATTTTAGGCGATGCAACAGGGGGCTTGCCAACGCATAAAGTGGTGGTGAATTACAAAAAATATTACCGTGCATTAAGCGCATCAGAAGCGGGCGGTAGCTTAAGCGTTGCAGCCAAGCAGGATTTGAGCCAAACATTCAGAGGCGCACAAGCAGAAGATGCAAGCGTGCTGGTGAAATATAAGAAAAGTGAACCGCTAACTATTGAAACGGCGTTATTCAACCAAGCAGATGCACAAAACTTTGCCAATGATGTGCTGGCTTTTCGCAAGCAATGGCATGACATGTTCATCATAGAAGTGGAGGATAAATATAGTTATAATATTGGTGATGTGGTGACTTTGCAATATGATGCGTTTGGTTTAGAATATGGCAAGAAATATATCATTTTAGGCTTGGAGATTGATTTGGAAAGGAGGGCGATAGCGTATTATCTATATGGCTAATGTGTTTCTAGCGAATAAAAATCATCTCAAATCAACTTACGCTAATGTGGTTATCTCGGGCGGCGATTGGGCTGCCTATGATGCAGTTATAAATGCGGATTTATATGATGTGGCAATTTCAAATGGTGACAGCTTGGCAAGCACCGTGATGCAATTTGATTTAGGCGAATTGCGTGATGTGCGGGTTTTTGCAATACCTGATAACGTGCAGACGTTTAATGTTTCAAGGCAAGCCAAGCACCGCATTCGGGCTAGCAACACGCCCAAATGGAGCGGGCTGCAAATTGACGGTAATGTTACGGCGGGCGCAACCATTCTACCCGTCGCAAATGTTGGATTGGCAAGTGTCACTGTGCAGGCTGGTGACGTATTTAGCCTCATATCCACCTTGCCAAGTGGGCAAGTGGTGCGCAACACATATAGCATAGCAAGCGGCGTAACCATTGCCTCGGGCGCAAGCGCAACGCTTGATATTGCAACTGCACTTGTGGTTAATGCAAGCGCAAATCAGCCGCTAGATTGCAATCATGGGGACTTCACCACCCCACTTTATTTATGCGATTGGGAGGATATAACGTCAGTGATTTACCCTTGGGGGACGCTACCATGGGGCAATTCTGCATTCGTTGATGGCAAGCTAACCACTGAACAATTCCTCAAATATCCAAACCCCGTGGTAAAAGTGTTTGATTTGGTGGTTGCTCGCTATTGGATTTATGAAATTGACGATTTTGGAGGTCGCCCGTGGAATGCACCAAATATACATATTCCATATGTGTTTATTGGCAATGGCTATCAACCTAAATATAATGCGGCATATAGCGGCACTAACTTTGCGTTTGAAAGCGATACAACCATTGAAAAAACCATTGGTGGGCGGCGCATTTATGGCAATTCTCCCGTGGCTCGCAAGTTCGCTATTGCCCTTCCAGATACAGAAACAGACGAAGCATTTAATGAACCGTTTGATATGGCGTGGATAGGCGGGCTATCAGCAGAAATTATGTTCATATTTGACCCCGAAGATATTGCGCTAATGTCACGCCGTTCCTTTTTATGCAACCTAGAAGCCCTAGACCCGCTAACCTTCCCTTATTTTGCAAGGGTAAATATCAGTTTTCAAGGAGTTGAAATAATATGACAAATAACTTTCCAATCATCATCAACGGCAATAATTACCCTGAAAGCAGTTTCAAAGAATATGCGGTTTTTGATAATCTCCCACGGGTGATTAATGACGTGGGTATTGTGGCAAATCAGGTGCAAGCAAATGTGGTGACGGCTGGTAACCACGCAAATGCTGCGGGCGTTAGCGCTGCACAATCGTTGGTTAGTGCGAATAATGCGGCAATTTCGGCTGCATCAGCGATTGCCGCATCAGCATCAGCGGATTATCCATTTGCCACCACCACGGGGACGGCGGCGGCTTACCTTGTAGATTTTACTCCTAATCGTGTTGTTGGCGTTGGGTTCTCAATGCGCTGCATGTTTCATGTGGATTGCATCGCACAACCAACCATGAAAGTAGATAATAATGCAGTTTTTGAGATTGTTGATGATGATACGTTTGTCAATGGTTTGCACCGCCCGCTAGATGCTGGAGACGTCACCACGGGCATGAACTTAGTGCTAACCTTCAAAGCATCAATCAACAAGTTTGTGGTGACTGGCGGGCTTGCCATGCAAAAACTGGTGCGTGATTTGAACATGAATGGGTTCACACTGGTGAATGCGGGTGATTTTACTGAAGGATTTAACGCCATACCGCAAAATATCGGCACAATCACCAGCGGGACTGTCGCACTGGCGGCGGTGACTGGCAATAAGAAGTTCCTCACTAATGGCGGTGCATTCACACTTGCAGCACCCACCACCAACACAAATATTGAGTTGATTGTGACGAATAATGCAAGCGCAGGTGCGATATCATTAAGTGGCTTTACGCATAGGCTCGGTGATTTTAGCACCACCAATAACGCCGTATTTTTATGCAACATCATCACTAACGGCAGTCGCAAAATCATCAATATAGTGGAGCTGGAAGCTATATGAGCCTAATCCTGCCAAGCTATAATTCAATATTGTCACAACTTGATGGCGTTGTTGCGTTTAGGAATTACACGCAAAGCCCCCCTTTATTATCAGCTAATGGCAAAAGTTGGAAGCAGGGAGTAGAAGGATTTCGCATAAGCGATGTGGATAGCAATGCCGCTTTGTTCAAGGGGTTTTATTACTTCGCAAATACCGCAGGAGTTATCTATAAAACCAAAGATTTTAAGCGGTTTGTTCTAGTGCGAGCAACGCCTGTTAAAGACGGGCAATATAACCTTAATTTAGACACTAAAATAAGTTTTTTCACCAGCGCATCATATCCAAACCGCCTATTCATGGCTGCTAAAACTAGCAATAGTTCTTGGTCTAATTGGCTGTGGGTAATGTATAGCGATGACGAGGGGGGAACATGGACTGAAGCAAGCAGCAATCCATCATTACGTCAAGACAGTTTTCTTAAAGGCTGCAACGGGACTACCTACTGGATTTGCGGGGCAGAAGTGCAGAATAACAGTTCCGTGAACTTTTACTATGTAAATAAAGGCAGTAGCCCATATAATATTCAAACTGTAAGCAGTGTTGTTGGTGGTGCGCCATTAGAAATTGTAGAGTTCGTAGGTGATTTTTGGGCAATTAATTATGGTAGTATTTATAAGCAAAGCATCACCAACATAGGCACTCCTTGGCAAAATATATCGCTTTCTTCCATCGGATTTCAAGGGTTGAGTATTTGTGCGAATAAATGGTTTTCAACGGCTGGGCAAGTGACCATTGCAGTGGCTGGAAGAATTACCGCAACAAATAAACTTGGAGTTGCTTACGCAATAAATGGACAAAACACTTTTACCCTTGCAACGAATATCCCTGATTTGCCTTTATCAGTAAATAGTTTTCAACCTGCCAATATTCGCATAGCGTGCTTACCAAACAATAGAGGATTTGTTGTGGCTTATTCGGATAGTAATGAAAACGCATTAAGCGGGTTTTTATTTTCTCAAAATGGCATTGATTGGGTTCATGCAGAAAATAGCAATAATTATCATCAATATGCTTGTTTGTTTGTAAATGAGGCAGCTTTTTAATGACTGCATCAGCCCCCGCCAACTTCACCAAATCACCCGATAAACTTTTGTGAAAATAATTCACCTCCCCGTCTTTGCAGTGCTTTGCAGGCTTGCTATAATAGCAAAAAACGGGAATGAGCATGCCACAAGATAATCAACAAATATTGCAAACACTTCAAAGCATGGCTGCACTGCCAAATGATGACAAGCGCAAGATTTATGATGCAGTGATTGAAGCCTCTGTTGCAAGCGAGCGTGAAAAACGCCAAGGCAGGCGGCAGTGCATTTCTGTTGGTGGTATGTTGCCTGCAAATAATAATGTGGCGGGGGTTGCTGGTGCGGCGGAGGTGCAAGAAAGCCAAAAAGAGCATACATGCACCAACAAAGGCGGACATGTCAGCGGTATCAAGCTGCATTATCTCAATGCTTTTCACAACACGGCGGGGCTTTCTAATGCGAGTTGTGATATTTTGCTAACAACTTCAATATTATATGCGCTATCGGGATTTACTCCAAGGATTGCTCATTTTAATTCGCTTAATCCTGCCACTATTGGCAAGGGAGCGTGGGCTGTAAGCACCAACTCTGTAGATTTTCCACTTGAAGCGGGTCAAAAGTTTTACGTGCGTATGGGCGCACAAGTTCCAACAGGGCAACCTATTATTGGGTGCGACCCAAACACATTTACCGCCTCACTTAATGATATTAGCGTCAAGCATACTGATATTATCATGCCAACCACCCCGCAAGGTATTATCACTGCGCCATGCAATTCTGGTGGAAGCCTAGCATCATATGCACCGACCAACAAAGTAACATCAGTATTTCCCGTCACACCCGCATATGTTAGTGGGATATGCGAGGTTGCAACGCCATCTGTTGCATTATACGGCGATAGTAATGCGGCTGCAACGGGCGATAATGGAACTTTGGTTGGTGCAAAAGGTTCTATTTCACGGGCAGCTTTGCTTGCATCAAGCGGGATAACGCCTTTGTTTAATATGGCTCGTTCGGGTGCTAGCTTAAACAATTTCAACGTTGGGCAATCCGCACAATTATTTGATTGTCTTGATGATTTTTCGCATTTGTTCATGCAGATGGGTGGCAACTCGGTATCAGGCAGTTTGCAGCCCGCATTGAGTGGTAACGGGGTTCTCACCTCATTTACGTTGCCATTCACAGTAGGTAATCCAGCCAATGTGCTAAGTGTGACAATCGGTGGCGTGGTGCAGGCAACCAATACATATACGGTGCTTGGTAATAACATCACATTCACCACTGCCCCTGCAAGTGGAAGTAATAATATTGTAGTGTTTATCAGCAATTCAGATGCAGCATGGGTTGCGGGTGCGTTGCTTGATATGAAGCAAAAAGCGGTGCGGATTTTACGTTTAGCAAAAATGAAAGGCGTGAAAAATGTAGTTTTAGAGTTGCTACCCCGAGCCACAGATAGCAGCAATACTGTAACGGCAAATGGTTGGCAGGCGGGCGGATTATGCGACCAATATAACGCATGGCTTGCAAGCGTTGTTGGGCAAAAATTAGACGATAATGGTAATATCGTTAATGATAATAGCCTGCTCTTGATTGATATATTTGTGCCAATGAGTGATAGCATCAGAGACCCAATCACCCGCAGGTGGGCAGCTGCTAATTTGACCTTGGACGGGGTGCATCTTTCAACGCTTGGACACACAGTGGACGCAGCAAGATTAATGCCAGTATTTAACGCTTTAACACTTTAATCAATATCTCAAGGGGAATAAAAATGACTGAAGAAAATCAAATTATTGAAGAAGAATATGAAGAAAGCATTGAAGAGATTGAGTATATTGCACCGACATCTGTTGGGGTAATCGCTAAAGAATTATTCCTGCCCGTGGAGGTGCTAATCAATATCAATGAGCGCAATTTTGAGGGCTTGAAGCAAATGCGAGAGGGTTTTGCGTGCGCAATCCTTGAGATTATCAAGGAAAACTTGACTGATGTTGCATTTTTAGATGCGCTGCAAAATGCGGTTGTTAAGAGTGAAATTGCCGAATTGCTTAACCACAAGTTAAATAATCTCTCTCCCCGTGCAATCGTGCAAGCCCCAAGTTTTGAGGAGGAAAACCATGTTTGAAATTGACAAAGGTAAGCATGGCGGGTTCTTTTGGCGTTTGAAAAATCCCGATACGGGCGAAACTTTATGTGTGAGCGAACTTTATACGCAAAAAGCAGCCGCTTATAACGGCATTGAAAGCATAATTAAAAACGCCGCAAAAGGCATAATTGTAGATTTAACGGAAAAATGAGGTGCGCATGAAGGATAATATTATAGATATTGGGTTATCAGCAGGAGTGCTGGGTTTAACGGTTGCAACCATAAATGATTGGCTTGCGTTTATTGGTTTTGCCCTTGCTATACCCGTTGCTTTAGTTCGGATTTATATTGGATATTATCAAGCCAAAGAAATTATCAGCAAAAAACGGAGGCGGAGATGAAATTATCAGCAAATGGTGAAGCATTTATTAAGGAGTTTGAAGGCTTACGTGTGCGCCCATATCAATGCAGTGCAGATGTTTGGACGATTGGCTGGGGGCATACAAAAGGCGTCACTCAAAACGGCGTGAGGATTTTAGGCAAACTTTACGCCGCCATCACTGAAACACAAGCGCATGAATTATTTATTGAAGATGTAATGCAGTTTGAGCTTGCGGTGCGGAGGCTGGTGCAGGTGCCAATCACGCAAAATCAATTTGATGCGCTGGTGAGCTTTACTTTCAATCTCGGTGCGGGCGCATTGCAAAAATCCACATTGCTAAAAAAACTCAATGCTGGCGATTATAAAGGGGCTGCAAAAGAGTTCAAAAAATGGAATAGAGCAGATGGTAAGGTTGAAAAAGGGCTGGTGAAACGCCGTAAGCAAGAGACTAAAATGTTTTTAGACTGCTTCCTTGATAGCGATAATTACGCACAAGCACCCGACCCAAACAACGAGCCTATCCCGTATAAAACCCTGCCACTCCCGACCGCACATCAGGAATATGGAGAACCAACCCCGCCTATGTCAACCGTTTCCAAAAACGCAACAGTTGCAGCTGGAGTTGCAGCAACGGGGAGCATAGCAACCATAATCACCGACCCACAAATCATCACGCCCGTATTATCGTTTCTGCAATCCGCTGATTGGCGTGTGGCAGTCGTCGTGGTGATTGTTGCAGTCGGTGCGCTGCTATGGATTAGGGGGCGGAAATGAATAAACTCACCACAATTCTCATTGCCGTTACGGGAATTACCGTATCGCTTTTTACCGCCTTCATGCGGGGCAAATCAGCGGGCAAACAAGCCACGGAGGCAAAACATAATGAGCAACAACTGGAAGCGATTAAAGAATTGCAGCAGCGCATTCACAAAGCTGGTGACGTTAGCGGCGATGATGTGCGTGATAGCTTGCGCAAAGGAGACTTCTAACGCATATGTGTCATCGTGTTTGCCCTTGGTGAAATATTCACAGAAACAACAAGCGCAGGTTGCAAGTGAGATGGACGCATCACCACAAGCCGAGTGGGTAACATTCATCACCGATTACGGCAAATTGCGCCGGCAAGTGAAAGCGGCGTGTGGTGAGTGAATGCATAAGAAAATGGCAAATATTTTACAAGCCGTGTGAAGCGTGTAAAGAAAAGCGTTTTTTTTTACATGGTCAAAGTGTGCGGTGATTAGAAAAATCCGCCCCTCACTTTACATCATGAGGTGCGGCTGCCTTCCTATGTCTCTAAGGGTGGAGAAACTTTCGTTAAAAAATTACCCAATCGTCCCTAAAGCTCTCAAAATATTAATATACCCTTTCGTCACCATTAGCAATATGTTTTTTCAGTCGGTTACAAAATGTAACCAGTTCATTATCGCTTTGCCAGCGGCGGCGAAGTGATGATCACTTCAACCTTTCTGCAATGGCGGTTGCGCTTTCATTATAATATGTGAGCAGTTGGTTAAGGTTTTTATGCCCCACCATGCGGGCAAGCTCAAGCGGTTGCAGTTGCGCCGCTAGGCTGGTGATTGCACTATGGCGCAAATCATGGAAGGTTAAATCAGTAATATTGCATAATTTCACCGCCGCACGGTATATTTGCCCGCAACTTGCTTGGTTATATGGAATGATGCGCCCTTGTGTGCGAGGTAGCAACTCAAGCAAGCGCAAAGCATTTGGTGAAAGTGGCACTTTGCGAGATGTGCCATTTTTTGTTTCATGCAGCGTCAAATGCTTTTTCGCCATATCAATATCCGCAAAATTAGATGCCCACATTTCGCCTTGACGCATGGCAGTTTCAAGCGCAAATAGCAACGCCCAGCCGATATGTTGTTGTTGGGTGGCGGGTGATGAAACGCCATCATAACCGAGCGCATCAAGCAGGGCTTGCTTTTCATGCGATGTGATGGTTCTATCACGATGTGCGGGCTTCGGCGGCTTGCGTGTGTTGGAGGTTGGGTTGATTTCGCACCATTGCCATTGCTTGATGCACACGCCGAACACGCTTGAGAGTAGGTTCATTTCACGCCTGATGGTTGAGCCTTGCACAACACGCTTGCGGGAGTTTATCCATTCCTGCACGTCATTTGTGGTGATTTCTGTTAGGGGTAATGTGGCGAATGATAATTCCTTAAACTTGGCAATGCGCAATAAATCCCACCTTGCGCCTTTCTTTTCAGGGGTGATTTCAATCGCATATCGCTCCAACGCCTCAATCAAGGTTTTGCGCCCCTGTGGCTTTGCGCCCTTGTTGCATAATTCCAGTTGCATAATGCGCCATTTTTCAGCTTCCAACTTGCTATCAAAAACTTTTGATGTGGCGGGGCTGCCTTTGATGCGAACTTGCGCTATCCATTTTTTAGTTTTTTTGCCATCTCTGGTGACCTGCCGAACGCCCGTTGTCATTTGCTAACCTGTTTGCATTTCGTTTGCACCAGTGTTTGCATTTTTGTGAAAAGAATGTCAACGAATATCATCAAATGAAAACGAACTAAACGAAAAAACCCTTAAAAAGCAACATTTTGTAACGAAATATCAATAAATGAACATGTTTGAAAATGTGTTGGTGGTGCGGATAGAGGGCTACCAAGAAACAAATAAAAACAATAGCTTAATTATGGTGCGTTTGCATTTTGTTTGCAAATGAATGTTATTTGCGGTTTTTTGCGCTTGTTTTTCCCCTTAAAATATGTAATAATGTTTCTATGAGCAGTATTACATTTGACAGACTTACATATATTGAAACCCTAAAAAGTGCGGGAATTACAGACGAGCAAGCTAGAGCGCATACTCACGCACTTGACGACGCTTTGCGTGATACAGTAGTGACAAAAAGTGATTTGCGTGAAAGCGAAATGCGCACAACAATAAGGCTTGGTAGCATGATTGTTGCAGCAACCGCTTTTTTAGCAGCAATTCAATTTTTCAGATAAGAATTACTTACTCATTCTTTCAATATATTTTTGCACTTCTGATAGCTTCCAGCGGGCTTGAGTTTTGCTTGCGCCATCGTCACCGCATGGTGCTTGCAAGGGCTTTGGGAACCCTGCTGCTAATGACATGCGCCGCATTACAGTATAACCATAACCGAACTGCTGCGCAAGTTGTTTTAAGCTCAAATATTGCGGTGCATCTTTGGGCTTTTGTGGCTGCAATTTGTTAGATAAAAACTGCAACTCAAGGCGCAATGGCTCTATTGCTTGCGCAACCGCACTTGCAATAAGAGTTTCAAAAGTTGGTTGTGGCTGGTTCAT